CTTTCTGAATATAAGAGATATAGTAAAGACGCTTTGGAAATGAGAAAACTTCAGTATGAGATTGATACTAAAAAATTACCAGATAACAGTGCTGAAGCTCAGCAAGTAAAGAGATTGAAAGTTAGAATTGAAGGAAATAAGATTCATAAAATGAATGAGGCGGGTGTAGATTCATTAATTATTGAAGATTTAAATGCAGCTCAGATGGATGGATATTGGAATAGAATGTCTCGTTTACTATTTAAAGGTGAACTTAAAAATGTTGGAGATAAAATTCCTAGAAGTGTACAAACAGTTGCACATACATTATTTTGGACTAAAGAAAGTATTCCATATCAGTATTCTAAACAAGTAGTACAGATGACAGATTTTATGGGTCGCTATGTAATGATGGAACATAGTCAAAATGTTTTAGGAAAATCCTTTAAAGAAGCATTACATGAAGCACTAGAAGCATTCGTACTATTTGATGAGTCTCTTATTGCTCCATTAGAAATGATTGACGCTCTTGGTGCTACTTCTTTCTTATCTTATTGGTTAAGAAATCAAAGAGCTGTTAAAAGATTAGTAACAACTAATCCATCATCTGTTGCTATCTCTGCTGTTATACAGGAATTGACTGGTATGCCTACTCTAGGTAATGTAAATAGTGCTTGGATGGGTGGAGACTTCTTACCGAATGTCTTCCAGACTGATGATCTATTTGATGAAGCAAATAATATAACTCTCTTTGAAGTATTATCAGATCTAAAGAATTTCTAATCTCGAAATTCATTCTGAATACTCCAACCGTTACCCTCAGCTATATCTCTAACTAATAGTACAGCTTGTTTTTGTTCTTTGGTTACGTGAATATTAGGATCATTTAAGTAATCATTTAATAATTTACTTACTATTAATAATGCTTCTTGTAGATTAATCATGGATTTGTCTCACGGTAAATAACAATCTATAAAAACCATATACTATAGCTATAACAAGTAAAAATAATCCTATAGGTAATATGAGTATTCCTGTGAATATCAGGACAATAGTTCCGATAGTATAAAATATACTTTTAATGTTTGTCATTGAAATAAGGATTTAGGAAGATTAAAATCTTCAGTTTTAGGAATTGTTTCTTCATCATGAATAATATCTTCACTTTCTTTAATTAATTCTTTAGTAGCTGCAGCAATACCCTCAGCAGTCATTTTATCTATTCTATCTTTTTTAATAGCAGCTTCTTTAATTTTATTTTCTGTTGTTTCATCTATATGTACTTTAGCTTTGATTTCTCCTTTTTCTTCAGGAGTAAGTCTACGCTTTAATTTCTTTTCAGCTTCATGTAGAGCTAGTTCTTCAGTAGTGCGTCTTTTACCTGGTACACGTCCATATTCCCATTTAGATTTACCATTAGTAGGAGGAGCTTCTATAGGAGCAGAAACTATCTGTTCTGATTGTTTCTTTTTAAGTGCTTCTCTTACTATAGATTCAATATCTATATCTATTTCTATTTTCATTCTTCCTCCATATGTTTTAATCCATAGTGAGCAATCATTAATGCATCGGCTCTACCGTCAAGTAGACCTCCACGTTTACCATGTAGTTCTGCATTCGGGTATAATCCTTGAGCTATTTTAGCTACTTCTTTTTTGATAGCTTTACCCTTAACAGTTACTCTTACATATTTCTGCCATATTTTAGGAGTAACCATATGAGTTTCTGCTGAAGGAACTAATTCAGCAATAGTAAGTATCATTCCTAAGTTTTTACCAAATCCAAAATTAGATTTAGCTGACATTCCAAACATGGAATGTACATCTTCTATCCAGATATCAAAACATTGGTTATACCCGGCACCTTCATCACCTGGTTCAATTATTGCTCCAGAATCAATTTGATCTATAAATAATTTGTTAAACCAATAATAGATATCCTTAGCTGTATTCTTTTTTAAATCTAACAGGGCAACGCTGTCTGGACTCTTCGAGTCCAGTACAGCGATTGCTCCATTAGTTCCTGGATCAATACCTGCAATTAGCATGGTAAACTCCTAATTAAATAATGAACCTTGTGCATTATTTTCAGCAGGAGTGCTACCCATAATAGCTGCAGCTGACGCAGGCTTATCTTTACTACTTTTATCAATGACAGTCCCAGTATTCTTAGCAGCCCATCGATCAAACATAGTAGCATCTTCATCTTTAGTGATCTCTTCAGCAGTTTTACCACTATCTACACTACCAAAGAATTTACACTCATTAATAGTCTTAGTTTCGCCTGTAGGCTCATAAGTACCATTTGTACCTTTAGTAGTTTTGTTCTCAATAACTTGATGAACAGCTACTTTAACTGGTTTATTAACTAAAGCCATAACAACTGGACGTTCTGTTGGAGCTTCTTTCTTTAGCTCAACATTCCAGATATTAATGGTCTTCTTTTCTATTGTGCCACCTTTATCAGCAGGCTTCATACATTCAGCCAGAGAGTTACCGGTAACAGCAACACATAGAGAATTAGCACTAGCGTAGCCTGGTAATGGAATTTGTTTACCATCTTTAACATAGTAAACTTTATTTCCTTTAGCTTTGCCGGATCGAATACAGAAGTTCTCTCTCATTTCTTTACCTTCAGAGTTCTTCAATATAATGTTTAACCATTGGGCTTCAGAAGTAGTTTGGTTAAGATATGCCATCGTAATTGATGCATCATATACTCCAGATTCCCATGCGAATCCTCCGCCTCCTACTCGTTCAATTGAAGGCATTTCACATCCTTTTGGTAGTTCCCATTCACTCATAATTTAATATCCTTTCTTGTAGTGGTATTAACTTTCATTTAACCATTTTTATGATTTATTTCCCTCTGTTTAATAAGGTATTCATCTAATACCTTAACAAAGTCTTTAAGAGATAGATTAGGCTGTGTAATCAATGTTTTAGCAGCTACTTCTTGGACTGCTGCAAAACCTATTTCTACAGCAATAAATACCATATCTTGTGTTAAATGGTGCATTTTGTTGTCTGCATCATAATTCATGCTGGCTCCTTTAGTTAGGCTGAATATTAGTTATAATAACATATTTAAGTAGATTTATCAAGGAGTTAGGAGAGAATAGTAGCGATAGGCAGAGGGAGATTAATACCTAATTAACCGCTACTATCCCCTTGTGACTTACATAATTTGCCTCTATTTAGTGGTCTGGCGATCATAAAATAGAGGACTAGTGATTTATAACGCTTCCGTTAGAGTATTCTAATGAAGAAGGAGGACCCATAAGGTAGGTACCATTAGAGTACTCTGTTATATCTTACCAAAACTATAAAAGGATTGGCGGATAATGAGACTTGGCTATCGCTTTAATGGCCCCGTGTTCCTGGAACTCATGCAGCTATTGACCAACCAACCCTATTTGTAATACTCGTGAAGCCTATTTACTACGTTTTGTAGGTTATTATCGATATAGGTCTCTTTCATGTCCCACATCCCCATAGGAGCTCTCATTCGCTCATTAACGGTATCTTTTGTAAGTCTGGTCTGATAGACATACTTGAATCCATTAGCTTTATCTTCCTCTGTAACCTCATATAGCTTCGATTTAGCTAATTTACCATCTAATTTCGTTAATGGGAGCTTTTTAGTAGATATTACAGTAGTAAAAAAGCTCTCAATACCTTGATTCATTAGTGACCCTTTAACCTTAACTAAGGTCTCATTAACCATTTCAGCCTCATTAAGGATATCTGAGGTATGAGCTAGAAATACTACATTTTTAGTAGATTTAGCGACTACTTGGGACATAAGTTGTTTCATATATTGAGCATATTGTCCCCAAGCTTGCATAGTATTAGTAGCATTAAGTACTTTAGTACTTTCATACATATCCATTAGATATGTAAGTGTATCAATTACAATAGTATGCACATCTTTATGCATTGGTTTTTCAGCTTCTTCAAAAGCTTGATATACCTGCATTGGATCAGTAACTATTAATTCTTTAAATTTAGTTTTAAATGGTAACTTCTTTCCATTTTCACAATTTAAGTACATAACACCTTCAGGGTTATCCATTGACATTAAACTAGCACTTTTACCTGAGCTAGATTTACCTGAAATAAGTACTAAATGGTTATTATTCATCTATTAATCCTCTTTTAGTTAGTTCTTTACTGATAGATTTAACTGTACTGTTCATAAATTGATCCTCTGGTAAGGGAACTGTTAACGAATTATTAAAGCTTTCTAGCTTTTCCACAATTTCGCCTAGATGCATTCCCGAATCTATCATTACCATGCCATATCTATATAAATGATTAGCTCGGTTACCTTTAGATGTATGAGTTTTGAACCATCGTTCAATATTATTCATACCTGCCGCACTGATTTGTGCTTTAGTTTCATCAGAACGTTTAGTTTCTGGAATAAACATTGTTGCATCAATAACACTACCTTGATTATATTCATAATGTCCTGGGTGTGATGCCCATTTTCTTGCAATATCTTTAGCAGCTTCATCTACTGGAAAAGGTAACCATTCAAATACATTAGACATAAATCTTGAATACTCATCTGGAGATAATTTTAGTTTATGTGACAATGGAAGTATTAATCTAAATCTATTTAATTCAGGTGTATGTCGTTTAGTTGTTGAAATTAAAAAACTATAGTCTTCTAGTAAAATTTTAACAGTTGATATACTTACATCACCATCACAATCTAATATTAAAAGATCAAATCCTGCAATAGCATTTTCGCTTTTACGATGTCCATTGATAAATGCATGTGCTGCATAGTGATATCCATCAGCAGTTGTAAGTTTATAAAGTTTATTAAATGGCGGATGTTCAAGAACATAATCTTGTGCGATATCTCGACTAATAGAAGTAGTTAATTTATCTAAACTAGTTTCTATTAATGTTTCACCAATAAAAAATTCAATATCATCAATAGCTCGTTTTTTAATAATAATATTATTTTTATAACCAAAAGACATTGCTAATGTCATTAGATCTTTACGCTGAGATTCAGAACCTTTGTAGAATGGTAATTCTTCAATTAGTTCATGTTGGGTAACTTCATTATCACAATCAGCTAAGTAGTGAGCTAAACGCTCATAGGGTCCTTGTTTACGCATTAGTAGATGAAAAGCTTCACCAGAATCTTCTACTACACTAATGGCGTAATCTAAATGCTCTTGTGTTACATCTGGTGAATTATCAGCAAATGCATATGCACCTGCTAATTTAAGACTTTTATAATGTCTATGACTCATCTCTGCTTTATGTAAAGACATGTGATCTTTAAATTGATCTGAAATTGCTTCACATTTCATTTGGTATTTAATTAGATAAATAGAATTATCTTTAGACATTTGTAATACAGGATTAAATGGTCTTTTTGCAAAGTTATTAAATGCAGTTTGTATAGTATGAATACTAGTAGCTAGATTAATATCTACCATTTCAGCATAGCGCTCTTCAGCTGATGCATACTGAGTTCTATGACTATCAACTGTATAGCCAAATAGTAATCTACGTGCGTAACCTGTTTCTAAGAATTGTTTGAATTCATCTTCAACACGTCCACCATCTAATAATTTAGTTGGAGTACCAAACATCATTAGATTAGTAGGTGTATTACCTGGCAGTTCTTCAGATCGAATATTCTCTGGCGTGTTCTTAATAAGCTTTTGTTTGATTAAGCCTATATCATATAATTCTAGAAATGTATTAAGAACATCTACATTAGCAGACATATTAGATCCAACTTCATCTAATTCTAAATTCATTGAGCCTGCAGAAGCTAATAGTAGTTTCTCACGCATTTGTTTAACAGCTGGTGAAGTACCACTATCAAAACTAAATGCTAGTTCTCCTAATCTGTCAAAGTGATGTGTGAATCTATCTTTTTGAATTGCATATTCTTCAGTTAATGGAAGAATAGATTGTCCACTCGTTATTCGAGCTTGAGCTCTTTCTTGAGCTAGAACTTCAATGTTTTCTTCTGCTTTTCTAGGAAATACTGAAGTTAAAAATTCTTTTTTAAAATGAGATACAAACTCACGTTCTAAAATATTGGTTGAGTGACCTTTACCAGTACCTGATACCATTAAATTTAATACATAAGTATTAACGGGAATAACATCTCTATCATTAGTTTGAATATTACATCGCATCATTGATGCTACTTTAGATAAGTAATATCCAACTAGAATGCGAAAAAAATGTCGATTATCATTGTTTACTTTTCTAACAAGGATATCGACAATCTGTTCTGAAAACGGATGATACTTCTTTTGTGTCATACGTCTTCTCCTGCTTTTGTAGGTTGAGCTGCAGCATCTCTACTACATAATTGAGCTATACTAAAATAGTTTCTACCATCTACATAATTATCATCTGTATATGGGTTCCATACTGATCTAACCATTTTTAAAGCTGCCATCTTTAATGAGTACAGATGAGCTTTATTCTCCCAGGGAGATTCGTGTGCATACTTATCTAATGCTGCGCAGATAGTTGCCCATGTTTCAAAGCATTCTTTTGGAGGACCATATTTTTCTTCTCTATCTTGAATAATTTCAATATCAGTCATTTCGTGATCTTGCATTTTCTACCTCCATTAATTCTCTTGTAAATTGAATAGCTACATCTATTAAAACTTGATCTGTAATGTCTCCTTCGTCAGATAATATACAGAGAATGTATTCTAGTTTTTTCTTATCATTTAATGGTACATCATCATGCATCATTTACCTCCTCTGGCATTAATTTTGTGACAATTATAATGTTAGTTTTATTATTTATTACATCAATAACACCAAGATTACTTGCTGTAGTCATTGGAGATATCCAACATGGAGTATTAATTCGCATTGTTTTATCCGCGTAGAATCCATCTGATTCTTCAAAACCCATAAATGATTTATCTATAGAAGATGCTAATACAGAAATAAAATCTCCAACTGCTATTATTGTTGTAGTAGGTTCGAATGCTAAATCTTTTGGGTAACCTTTATAACTATGAGGAGTACCTGGACTTTCTTGAAGATTTCCTATATTTGATATTGTATCGATATATACGGGTAGATGAATATCGTATTTACTTAATGCTTTAATTATTGCACCAAGATTCATTTGGTGCTCTCCATGTATACTCATGATATTTCCTTTAAGTGAGGTGCCCTTGGACGGATTTGAACCATCACAAACTGACTCATGACAATCAGTTGCTCTTACCTTACACTCTTAACAGGTATTCCTATTGAGCTACAAGGGCTAAGTTTCTGATCGGCCTAAGCCATATTTCTGTTGTATTATTTTTCTACTTTTTTCAGGTAAGTGATTCGGTTTGGGTTCTAATTTGTTGGGACAATCAAGTAATTCAATTTTAAATCCGTCAGTATCTTCGTGTTTTACAGTTGCATGTAAAAAAGTAAGTAACCATTCTTTTACATGTTCTTCGTTATCTGCTTCGACAATTTCAGTAAATGTTATTTTGAATTCTTTCATTGGCATGCTGGCACCTCGTAAAAGGAAATGCATCTATAGCTGCGTACACATTATCTTTTTCTTTCTAAGGTTTTGAAACTCGAATAATCATAATGTGATCAAAGCTAGGCTATAGATGCATTTTTTTATTATTAAAGTTTTTAAATTTTTGTCGTGTTTGATAAAGTTTCTTAGCTTTTAAATTTCTTTGAATACTTTGACATTCAGAACTACAAAATTTAGCATTTTGATTAGCCATTAATTTTTCTGTTTTACAAATTTTACATACTATTTTATAAGTCGCTTTATGCTTTTTGTAATTACGGTTAATCCCCGGCTGTAAGCCTTTTGTCTGATATGGCTTCTTAGGATTCTCAATAAACTTTTGCCTGTCCCAGCGAAGTCTTTCAGAATCAGATAACTCCCAATCAATTCTATTCCGATCATTATATAATTCTCTAGCTTTTTCACTGGATATTTCTTCCTTTAAAGTTCCGTCTCCCTTATAAATCTTTACACCATGAATCATTATTCTACCTTTCGATAAAGAGGAGTAATGCATACCTTTAGCAGCCTACACGTGCCCCCAGAGAAAGGCCGAGTCTGCTAATATATGCACTACTCCCCTACAATAATAATCGTCCACTGGCTTGCATTAATTCAGCCTGTGTACAAATTTGTGCTATGGGACAATATTGACAAGCTCTAACTTCTCCTGGAACTTCTTTAATAATTCCAACGTCACCGTCCTCAGCTTTTTTAATTAGTGCTGCATCCATTGTACTGAAATTTTTAGTAGATTTTAGAGTTTTTTCAGGATTTTTATAATATTTATATTTAGTCTCTGTGGCCCATAGCTCTTCATCAGTACACTCTGGCAGTTCTTCTTGAGAAACATCTGCAAGTCTTTGATAAAGTTCTAATTTGTTCTTGATCCAATTTTCAGTCTCTTCTATGCTCCATAATGGGTATTCTTTAGAGAGAATTCGTTGTTGAGGATACCGTTTAGGATCATTTCTAGCTGCACTAGCTGACCAATCTGTGAATATGTAGTGAATAGTGATTGTATCGCCTGTGATCTTATCAGGGCTTAACCATTTATAAATACTACCTTGTTTAATGTAGTCTTCTACTTTACTTCCGTAAATGTATGTCCATACAGAAGTAGATTTATAGTCACTTAATTGACCATCTAATACTAGATCGTATTTACCTGATACAATCATATTCATGATTTCTTTTTCAGCTCGCTGCTCTACATAGATTGGTAGTTCTCCTGCTTGGAGGGAATCAGGATCTTCTGGGTTGACTCTAATACTATCAACAACACTATCAGCTGCTCCCATTAATTTAAGAGCCTCTAATACATTATTACGATTAGACCATGATTTTTCACAAGCATCGTGAATAGCAGTACCC